TCTCCGTATGGCTCGTCATCGAGCCCTGCTGAAAATTGGGGACCACAGGCACTGCAAGGGTTCTCAGCGGAAGACCAAAGAAACATATTAGTAGGAGTCCTATACGTTTCATTCTATATAGCAACTATCTTACTGTTAATTCTGAGACAAACTGTGTTGTCATTGTGGTTCCAGCACCACCAGCAGTAGGTGCAGCATCACCAGTAGCAAATCCGTGAGCACTAGTAATTTGACCAGCTAGGTCTCCAGCAGATCCAGCAGCAGTAGAATACTGATTAGAGTAGTTCAGTACCGCACCAGTAGAAGGAGCAGAGGTTGATATAGTGTCCCCTGTAGTCAGACTAGTTGTGAAGGTGAACGCATTTCCAGCTGTCGTTTGGGTCGCATCTGGAACAGTAAATGTAGCAACACCAACGTTACTCATAGCAGATATACCACCAAGACTTGCACCAGCAGACCCACCAGAGGTGTTACTGTTGTTGTGACATTGTTACCTGATATACTAAATGTATTTCCAGCTCTAGTGACAGAAGTACTAGCTGCGTCTACCTGTAAAGCAGCACTGGTTGTCATTCTGTGATGAATGTCGGCACGAGCTGATAATGGTGCCGTCAATAAAGCCATAACGAAAAGCAAGGATGCCTTTTTCATAATTCCCCGATACCTTTCATCCCTATTTAGCCAAAAATCACACTCAAAACAGGTATTAATACGGACATCCGAATCACTGGTACGGTTGAACATTTGTACTATATGCACTAAATATAGGTGGTTGCCTTCGGGGACCACAAAACACAAACTCGCTTACTAAGGAGCTAAAACAATGACTGGACTTACAAAGTTCGTGTCCAAAGATATGGACGTGCTATTCGATGCTATCAACAAATATAGTGTCGGGATGGATGACACCATCAACAGACTTCACGCTTTTGGATTGAACCCTCAAGGTACCTCGTACCCTCCCTACAACATCATCAAAGAATCAGAGAACGAGTGGAAGATTGAAATGGCACTCGCTGGATGGAGCAAAGAAGATGTAGAGGTTTCAACTGAACGCAAACAACTCTTGATTAAGAGTACCAAGGATCAATCAGCAGATGAGCAAGGGGAATATACATTCAAGGGACTAGCAGCACGTGCATTCAGCAGGTCATTCAACTTGTCTGATGATGTGGAGATAAGTAACGTGGCATTCCATAATGGTTTGCTGACAGTTACTTTAACTAGAGTGTTACCAGAAGCACAACAGAGGAAAGTTTATGATATAGTATAGATAGTTTACCTGCATATCCAGAGTGAAGTTCGAAGATTATTACAAAGAATTTTGTGAGGTCTTTGGTCATCCACTCTGGATGCTGCCAATGATGTGTATAGGATTCTTCCTTATGGTAGAAGTCCTGCATACCAAATACCATATGGATGGTACAAAGGATGCACACGGATTCTGTAGCAGACAACAGTGGGTTAAGGATCTACAAGGAGATGATGAATGGTAGAACTTCTGGAACTACTAAAGGTGTCGATGACATTGGCTGCACTTTCTATAGCAGTACCTGCTGTCATTATTACTGGTACCGATGTGCCAGATATAGAACCGTTACTTGATCCACCTCAAGTAGTTGACAAGTCTGACAAGGAGTGATATATTATATTTGTTGAGAGCTCAACATAGGGAGTGACTGAATAATCTTTCTGGCAAATGCTGGATAAGGTGATGAGACACAGGTGGTGCTGCTGCGAAAGCAGAATCGACTTACCAGTCGGGTCTCAGGCAAGGACGTAAAACTTACTACTGTAGTAATGCCCGTTCTTTATTGGTATACAGGAATCCAATCTCCCACACTACTAACACAAAGGAAAAGAGTACTCAAAGGGTCGGTAATCCGACCCTTTTTTAATGTCAGGACTGAGTAATTATACTTGACAAAAAATTAATCTTTTATATATAATTATGTTACCTTTCTTAACAGAACAAAAATGGTTACTACAGAAGATGGCGGCAGACAGAATATGTATGCCAAAGAACCACAGGTACAAGTCATTGAAGAGAAGGATTGGAAGGAGGCAGAACTCCTTAATGGAAGACTAGCGATGATAGGTATCATTGCTGGAATAGGTGCGGTCGCAACAACAGGTCAGATCATTCCAGGCATATTTTAATGTCCGAATTTCAAATGGCACTTTTGTTTCCATTTGTACCTGTCATTGCCTTCCTTATCGTTGAATTTTTGTTAGAGATAACAGAACCAAGAGACGATGATGATGATCAAGGTGGTGGTGGGAAAATGATCCCTATTACTGTACCGTCAGGAGCCTAATGTATCAAATCATTTTCATTACTTTACTGTTCGGTTCAGTTTATTACGGTCTTCCGAACCTGTTTCTAGCTTTATGACTCACATACTAGCTGGTACCCTACTTCAGATCCCTTCTAGTGCACAGCCATTGGCTGAACTAGCATTCTTCATTACTATCGGCCTAGGGCTTGACAAGTTTCAACTCATCTGATAGTATAAATAACTTAACATAAAGCACAGGACTCGAAACTATCGTAACCCTGCGTCGATGTTCAAAAATCACCCTAGTCGGGGGTGGTATCATCCGCAGGATTTTTTATTCTTGCGAGACACTTCACAAAAAAAATGTTTAAACCTCTAATCGCAGCACTTGCTGCATCTCCACTTATCGCTGGTTCTGCTTTTGCAGGTCCTTACGTTAACGTAGAAGCTAATGCCTCATATCCTGATGGGGATTATGATGCTGCTACTACAGACGTTCACTTCGGATTCGAAGGCGGCGAAGGTCAGTTAGGATATTACGTACAGGGCGGTCCTGCATTCATCAACGATGGCGACGACACAAATACTGAGTTCTCAGGTAAAGCTGGAATCAGTGTTGCTGCTACAGAATCTCTAGGTGTTTACGGCGAACTCGCTGGAATCACTGGTGAAGCTTCTAACGAAGACGTTATCGACTGGTCTGCAAAGGTTGGTGCTAAGTTCACATTCTGAACCCTGCAATAAGTTGTATATATAAGGTACAACAGAAGAGAGAACCCCTAGGGGTTCTCTTTTTATTGGAGAATTTTAAATGAATTATTATGTAAACTGCACTCCAAGAGGAACAGATGATTATGAGAACATCTGTCTTGACATTCCGACATCTGATATGGAGGAAGTTTTATATTATGCTAGAGTACTATCAGATGAAAAGAATATTTCATCAAGGAAAGCCTTTGGCGATCTTGTTAAGGGTGTGTTCAATCAATTAATGGAAAAGAACTATGACCGTAAAAATCGTAAGAACCGCCGTAGGTGAAGACGTTATTGCTGATGTAAAAGAAGCCTATCCTAAACAAGATTCATACAGTCCTATAGGATATGTGCTGACCAATCCTTATACGGTAACAATTTCTGCAACTGCTGAGATGTTATTTGAGGAGGGTACCTCTGATAGTCCACAAAAGATTAATGATCTTAACTTGGAACTCTTTCCTTGGATACCTTTATCAGTAAATAATAATTGTCTGATGCAACTACATCAAGTATCAACAATTTATGATCCTCATCCAGAGGTTCTAGCAAAGTATGAAAAATTAACCGAGGCACATCACAATGAATCCGTTGAAAATAGTAGTCCTGAAGGATCACAGTCACCTGATGGGGGAACTGATTGAACTAGATGAGGAACCTAGTTACCTTATACAAAATTGTTATAAGATAACTGATGGTGAGTTCAGTACTTATCCACTGTACACTGATCAACGTGACATCTTCTTGACAAGTGACGTGATTCTTACTATAGTGGACCCCTCAGAAGAAACTACTACGAACTACAAGAAAGCCCTGTGACATACTATACTAACGTCACTCTGTTAGGCGATTCTATTCTCTGCCGTGGGTATGAAGATGGGTCGCCTATTTCATTCAAAGATATTATTAAGCCAACTCTCTTTGTACCTTCACCTAAGGGTACCTGGAAAACTTTGGAAGGTGAGACTATGGCACCTGTGAGACAGGATGGTGCCAGACGTGCTCGTGAGTTCATACAAAAGTATAAAGATGTAGAAGGATTTGCAGTATATGGTTACGAAAGATTTGTCTATCAATGGATAAGTGAGAAGTATCCTGGAGAGATCAGGTTTGATCTGAAGGATATGAGAATCTATACCATTGATATTGAGGTTGAATGTGAGAATGGTTTCCCTGATACTGAGGCAGCAGCAGAGAAGATACTATTAATTACCATTAAAGATTTTGCTACAGGTAAGTTTATTACTTGGGGTACCAGAGAGTATCACGGTGAGAATGAGTACCGTGTTTTCTCTGATGAGCAGGATATGTTAACAGATTTTATACAGTTCTGGGTACATAATACTCCTGATATTATTACTGGATGGAACTGTAACCTATATG